TATTGGTAAATGAACGAATAGGTTTGACCGGCGCTAGTATCTACCCAATCAAATGTCACATGTTTGTTGCTGGCGGTTTGATTATTCGCTACCAGCGTGACAAGGCGGGCGTAATACCCCGTAGGCACCGTATAGACCGTAGTCAAGGTGCCGGCGGTGGGATTACTGCCTACCGAAAACTCTCTCATTTACGCGCCTTATTCCGAGCCGAAATTGCGCGGGCTTTAGCCTTCGCATCGGCTTTCGAGGTCGCACCCCAAGCCTGCAAAGAAAGGAGAAGTCGTGTAGGCTCCCCGTTCTTGTATTCCGGCCCGGGCATTGCGCCCATCCTTGCTAAAAAGGAGGCCCGACGAGGGTTGTCACCTGACTTGACCGGGGCTTTCAGATTGCCCCCGGTAGCCGCATTATAAGACGCTCTGCCTTTGGCGTTCAAGCCACCTTTGGCGTTTTGGCCTTCTTTTCGCTGCCAGGCGGGGGTTTTCATTTTTTCCTCGACGCGCGCAAGTTATCGACCATATTTGGGTAGGGACGTCCAGCCGCTTTAGCCATGCGTTTAGCCGCCGCTTTTTTTGCCGGCGTCAACGGTTTAGGCTCACCCAACGATTTAGGCCGTTTTTTCTCCCATACAGGCTTCATTTCATACCTTTTTTCTTGGGCATTTTGGCTTCGGACATGGCAATCGCAATGGCCTGTTTGCGGGATTTGACCACCGGACCGGACTTGCTGCCCGAATGAAGTTTGCCGGACTTGTATTCGCCCATAACTTTGCCGATTTTTGCCGCGCCTTTGGTCATTTTCATCATTTACTCCTTAGTTATCGGCCCACCGGATTTCCACGCGTCACAAGTGCGAGCCGAGGCACAAGTGAACTGAAACAGGTCGCAATAGCCAAGATCGGCCGCAGCGACGAATTGTTCGTCGTAAGACAATTCACCTTTACGCTCGTCTTTTTCCAGCCCACCGATGATGCACTGCATCATTTTCGGGGTTTGGATAAACGCGGCGCAATTCCCGCAACGCATACCTTTAATCGTATCCGTAGGGGCGTTATACATCTTGGCCTTTTTAAGCCAAAACGCATCATTGGCCTCGTTTGGGTTAGGCGGCCCATACCCGTATTCTTTAAACGCATGATTCCGGTTTTTAAGATTGACCGATACATCCTGCGTAGCCAACGGACAAATAACGCCAGACAACAGACCGTTTTCCATACCTAAACCGCCTTTCTCGGCCTACCGCGCTTCTTCAGCATTGCCGGAGGCGCCAAAACGATACCTTTTGGGGCTTCGTCGGCTGTCTGGATAGGCTCCATAGATTCTTCGTCGATCCGCACATAGCCGGCATGACCGCGCATTGAGTCAATATCATGCTGAAGGGTAAACGTCACCGTTTGACCGCTTTGCAAGCACTTAAAAACTGCCATAAATACCCCTAAAAAAGACAGGGGGCCGAAGCCCCCTTGCCTTTAGACGATGCAGCGAGCGATCACAAGGCGAATCGTGCATGACGCCAGATCGACCGTCGAACCGGACTCATTTTGAATCCGAATCGAAACCGAACCGGCGGAATCCACATACGCCGTAACACTCAAGCCAACTTCACTGACTGAGAACGAGCAGCCGATAACCATGTCGCCCAGGGCAACGCCCGGAACGGCAACAGTATCGGTTTCGCCCGCGCCATCAACCAGCGAACCGGCGTCCAACGTCGCTTTTACAAGCCAAGTATCGCTAAACAGACCGCGAAATTGGTCGTTACCCCGACGCGAGGTAATTGAAGTAGCAGCAGCCATGTATAAATCTCCTAATCAGGTTAAAAATGCCCCCCGCCAGTATTGGCGAGGGGCACCGCTGCATTAGGCGGGCACAGCCAGTGCAAACGCCGAGCTAGACAGCGCCGCGCCGGTCGTAGCCGCGGTCCGCAGAGCTTTGACGCCATACAGGGTATCGGCCGTGTAGAGCGTGGCCAGATATTCCTGTTTGTATTGCGTCTGCGAGCGAACACCAACCTGCTCAACCAGCACCATTGAGTCACGATGACCCATCAGGCAGATACGGTCGGCACCGCTGTTACCCGCGCCGTAGTCTGCGTTCGAGGTCGTGAACACCGGGATACCGTAGAGCTGGCCGATTTCGCCGTTACGGATGGCATTGCCGTTGCCGACAAACGCCTGTTCCGTGTAGCGCGCCAGACCCATAAGGGTATTGCGGCTCGACGGCGGGATGATAAAGAAACGCCCGTCCATCGGGGTGTCGTTATCGTCCAGACGTTGAATCGTGCGACGGATCGCCGCATCGGTCAACGCAGCCGCGTTCGACGTGGTGCTGTTGTAGGCGGTCGTGCCGTCCGAGCCGATATAGGCTTTGGTCGAGCTGTTGCTGGTGGCGTAGTCGTTCGTGCCAACCGTTGCGCCGTTAAACGCGCGGCCAAGCTGAACCAGATCGGTGTCAACTTGTTTCGCCAGAGCGTAGCCGGCATCTTCGGTGTAGAACGAGCGCAGGCTCGACAGAGCTTGAACTTCAACGATGTCCTCGATCAAGCGGCTATATTCATAGTGCTTGTTGATGGACACTTGAACTTCGGTTTCCGTCGCAGCGATCAGCGTAACGGCGGTTTCAGCCGCTTTTGCCGAGGCCGAGCCACGGGTCGGGGCCGGAATATGGACGGTATCGCCCTTCTTGCCCTTGAAGTTCATGCGTTTGACGACGTTCGCCAGCACGAGGTTTTTCTTGTAGGCCGCAACAATCTCATCACTCCAAATCTCGGGGATGAAGGTCGCAGCAGTGGTAACAGTTACCGCAGGGGTCGGATAAGCCATTTGGTAAATCTCCTAAAAAAAGTTATTTAACCCTGCCCTCTGCGTATGCCTGCATGATTTCATCACTCAGGGCATCGTAGCGAGCCGGATCGGTCATTTTCAGCCTAATGAGATCAGCCCGGCGATAGACACGCTTTGACGACTCACCCGATCCACCCACATCGACCGCCGCAGCCTTAAGACTTTGTTTACGGGTTTTCTCGCCCGCATCCTCAGTCTGTTTGGTTTTAGCGCCGCGTAGTTCTTTATAGGTAGAAAGCAGTTCGTTTGCGCTGTCGTAATCGTATTCACCATCGGCTTTAGCCCAAAGATTAAGCCTGACCGGACTTAGTTTTACCCAGTTAACAAACTCCGGGTCTTGAACTACGTTCACAAAGTCGGGATGCTCTTTGCCTAGCCGTTGCTGAACCTGCATCTTTTTAAATTCGGTGGCGGCTTGCCGCGCAGCCAAAATATCGGGATGCTTTTCGACGGTGCTTTGAATCGCCTTTTTGGGGTCCTCAAAAAAGTCTACTTCCGGTTCTGGTTCTTTAACAGGTGTCGTAGCGGTGCCGAGATTCTGCTTGATTAGCTCATCAGCCAGTTTGCGGACTTCCCCGACCTCTTGGGCTTGCTTGCCAATTAGCTTTTCAGCTTCTTGGTGCATCTTCACAACCTCATCCAGACTTTTACCCCGATATTTTTCGGGAATCTCGGACGACGCTGCTTCGACGGTGGATTCCAGCTTTACTTCTTCCGGCTTGATGTCCTCTTGCGACTCGACTTCGGTTTCGATCAACATGTTTTATTCCTTTTCCTGCCTCATAGGGTTGTAGGAGATTAACTCGCCAAAATGGTTAAGAGTTAGCTTTTTGTTCGGCTTTCAATTTGTCCAGGTGCCGTTGCTCAAACCGCCCGTGGGCGGAGGGAAAAGAGCCAGACCAGCCTTCCAGACTAATTGCGGGTGCCGAAATGATGCGTTTAGCCGACGCACCACAATTGCACTGAACGATATTTTGGTCAAAATGAACGTATCGCTCAGTCAGATGTCCGCTTTCGCAGACAAATTCATACATTCTTCTCAAGTTGCAAATCCTCGTAGGTTTGTGTGCTGGCCTCTCGCAAAGTTTTCAGCCACGTAAGAATTGAAAGTTCACCACGTTTGAAATGCAGTTGCTTTTCCGTTTCGATTCCAGAGATATTATTAAGCGCGGCGATCATGTTGTCGATATCTTCCATTAGATCAGACCATCCAGTAGTCGCCATCATGGAAAACCGTTCTTCATAATATTTCTGTAGTTCTGGCGTCATACCTGTTTCCATGTTTTAGTAATTTCATCCCAATCATATTTTTTACCATCGTTAGGATATGAAATAGGAGAATTCCATAAACAAGTTTGCTCTACTAAAATCCACGACGGATACGGTTTTGGCGGTATAAAAGCATCTCTATCAATATCGTATGTATAGCCTATTCCGGCGTAATTTTTGCGAATATTTCCGTTATAGCTAGTTCGTTTGCATACCTGATTACGAATTTGTCCATAAAATTGTTCCCAATTATATGAAAGATCGGTTTCGTCTTTACCGACAATTACTTCAGTAACAATATTGTTTGAGTCTAAAAATGCGTAATGCGCCATGTGATCACCATTTAATGTTTCCAGTGCCAGCAGTAAATGTATAAATAGTATTTCCTCCAGATGTTGTTTTTGTATAAGTTAATCCTGCATCTATAGATGACAAGTCTTTATACGAAGAAGAATAGGAAATAATTACTACTCCAGACCCGCCATTACCGCCAGCATAACTTGTGCTGGCGCCATCGGAAGCGCCGCCCCCACCACCGCCGGTATTTGAAGAACCATTTGACCCAGCGCCGCCTCCGTATGCGCCGCCGCTACCACCGCCGCCACTACCACCGCTTCCGGGAGTTCCAGAACCAACTTCAGAAACGCCCCCTCCCCCACCACCAGCATAAGTAGTGCTAGAGCCAGAAATGCTAGAAGAAGAACCACTACCACCATTACCGGCAACTGTTGATGTTGCGTTTCCTCCTGCCGCTCCCGCACCGCCACCACCACCGGCAACATATCCGCCGGATTCGGGGCCACCTGTTCCTCCAGCATTACCTTGACCAGAAGGAGATGCAGCGCCGCCA